CGTACAAAATAGCAGTTTAATATGGAGGGACAGTTCAATAGAATCATCCAAGTTCTTATTCGGTTTTAGCCCTATGGACGTTACTGAACCTAGTTTTGATCGGAGGGACCGTGGGGCGTGGTGGGACGACGGCGTGATACGTCCTACGATCAGAATATTCTCTGAGAATATTAAAGTCCTTAACGGATCAATACAGGGAGATCTTGATCTCATTTTAGGTTTGTATAGCGGTAAAGATGCAAATGGCGAAGATGTAGAAACAAATAAATGGCAAAAAGAATTAGCCAATAGAGCTTTAAAGAACATGGGCTGGAACGAGGGAGATGTAAGCACTCTCTTATTTCATCACCTAAAGGAGACATCGGGTGGAGTAGCCATATGCAAGGTAGCTTCTCTAAGTAATCCTGCTTTAGCGAACAAACAAATATTAGATGGCGACGCCTTAATGGGAATGGAGACTTTGCCTTATGGGGCTGCTCACGGTTTTAACCTCATAGCCGCTATGGAAAATTCAGGCATAACAGTTACTGATGTCACTTGCCCTAAAATTTCAGATGCTGGAGTTTTAGATGGAGAGATATACGGGTTTTTGATTTTTGAATTCCCTATAGAAAATATAGCGACTTGGAATTATTTTAAGCGTAACGACGTTACTTATAAATACGGATTAAATCAGACATTTAAAATACCCAATGATGTTATAAATGTATTAAAAGATTTAAGCTCTTTTAAATACGCAAAAAGAAACAATTCTATTTCTGTAGGTGGATTAAAATTTAATTATAGTAATATTTTAGCTGAGATCCGCAAAGGTGAAGAGAGTCAATCTCCTTTTAAGGATTTTAAAAAGATTTTTATTGACCATCAATATGGTAGGGAACTATTCGGGCCTTTCGGGAATGGTAAGTCACATGGGAATGTGTGGCATCCGTATTATAATTTCCAGCAACAAGTCGGTGCGCCCCAGCGCATCACAAGTAATACCTCGATGCTAAAAAGAGATCACGTTGTCGGTAAATCAGCTACTAACTTTAACACTCATTTATATGTAAATGGTCTGCCTGTTAATGAAGGAAGTGATGATGCAAGATCGATAGTCAATCCTGACAGAAGCGGTTTCACCGCCAATGTTATAAAAACATATTCATCTTGGGCTGAGAATTCTTTAGCCGATTTCGATGAAAAACCGACCCCAGTCGTACATATAGTCTATAACCCTAATGTAGAAGAAGTCTTTATAACTTTAAATATTTCTTCTCTAAAGGACACCCTTATCAAACAAGTCAAAAACGTGAGAGATAGGGGTCAAGAAAAAAATAAAGATTTGGAGGTAGGGACGACTTTCCCTGCTGTATTAAACATAAGTGTAGAAACTGGCTCTATCGGCAATAAGAGTAATTGCCCTGACGGGCAAATACCATTCAAAACTTATGTTTTTAGAATAGTAGCTTTGATAGAAGGGAATACTTTAATCGATATCGGTAATCCTGATTATAAATCAATTAGCAGTAGAGAGTTTGTCGTAGCACTAAATAGTGTAGATGAAGATTTCAATTCTCTTTCTCGACCTTTCAAGTTGCCTCCTAATGGAACTCATCAGAAGAGTATTCTTTCGGATAATGGAGAACAAGTTACAGAAACTGGCGTTACTGACGCAACGCAGACGCAAAATAGATATGTAAAAGTAACAAAACTTTCTTATGAGACCAATTCTATTCTATTAGATAAAGTCGTCTCAGTTAGTAAAGTCACAGAAATCATAAACGCAAATCTGCCCTACCCATTCTCTGCTATAGTGGGTACTAAATTAGATTCTAGATCTTTTAGCAGTATCCCTAAAAGGAGTTATGATTGCAAACTCAAAAAAGTAAAAATCCCCAATAACTATTTCCCCTCTAATGACGGAATAGATAAAAGGTATTATGACACCGAAGAAGAATTCAATGATGCTAGCCAAAGAAATAAATTAATTTATAAAGGAGATTGGAATGGTTTATTTCATGACACTCTACAATGGACAGATAACCCTGCATGGATACTGTATGATCTGTTAACTAATAGTAGATATGGTATGGGTTCCCATATTAATATTGACCAAATAAATAAATGGCAACTCTATAAAATAGGTAGATTTTGTGATAACGTGGATAACGAAGGTTATTTCTTAGGAGTTACAGATGGTAGAGGAGGAAAAGAACCCCGTTTCTCCTGCAATATAGTCTTCGACCAAGGGCAGAAGATATTTGATGCTATAAACACTATCGCCGCTCTCTTCAGAGGGAGAACTTTCTTTAGTAATTCTGAGATCAATTTTGTAGACGATAGACCTAGAGATGCAATTAATTTGTTTACTAATGAAAGCGTCAAAGATGGCTTGTTCTATTATTCTAATAACAGAAGAGACGAACAATTCAATACTATAGAAATAGGATATAAAGATAGATTTAATCAATATGAACCTAAAATAGAAGTCGTCGAAGACGAAGAGGACATAAAAGAACGTGGCATTTTCAAGAAACGTATAGATGGTATAGGGATAACCTCTAGAGCTATGGCTCGTAGAGCTGCTGAACATCAAATCTTTTCTAAAATAAAAGAAAACCAACAAGTGGCTTTCACTGCAGGTTTAGAAACTCTCTTGTGCAAACCTGGAGATTTAGTTGTAATAGAAGACGAATTAAAAACAAACATAACTAATTTCGGCAAAGTCTTAGATGTCAATTTGGAAGACGAGACGATTAGGCTTAGTAATAACTTCTCTTCTACGATGACTACTGGAGTTCTAACTGTTTATAATCCTACTGGGATAGATAGTATAGATGACTTAGATGCTATAGCCGACACAATTAGACAAAGATACGACGGCTTTACTATCACAGGTTTAGCCTCAGATTCTTGGTATCCTTTCACTGGAGATTATAGCTTCTCAAGTTATACCGAAGGGTACACTTCATTGACTGAATGGGATACTAGATATTCTAATTACGCTTCTTATACAGGGATCTCTGGCACAAACGTGTATTTCGAAACAGGTGTAACTGGTTGGGTTTTAGGTTCTGGAGATGCTATGTCTTTACATTCTGGTGATTTTATTGCTGAACTAACAGGCGCTCAAAGCCTCCTGTCGTTTAATACAGGGAAAATAGCAGTACTCGATATGGCTTCGAGTGATAAAAGGGGAGCTGTGACACCATTTTCTGGTTTTGATTTAAGCAGTTTCAGAAACTATAGTCGAGGCATAACTAATCAGGAGCTATCCGCTATAGCTCCTGAACAAATAACAGAAATCAGTGTTACTGGCATAGTAACCAATCTAGAATACGGTTGTTTAGTCTCAGGCTTCGACAGGCCAGAGATATTGCCATTAGTCCAATTAGGGAGTGCAGCCAAATTCCAAATTAAAGATGCTACCCCTTTCTTTTATAAAGTTATCTCTATGAAAGAAGAGAACCCCAATGAGTATCTTGTGACTGCTACAAAATACGACACTGGTAAATTTAGTTTAATTGATGAAAATATTAGTATAGAAGATGAAGCTAATACTTACAGTTATCAAGTCGCTCAGACGATCAATGGAGTGACGTATCAGACTCTAGACCCTCCTACGTTTGTAGGGAATGTAACTACTGGAATACCTAATGCTACAGATCAGACCTTTAATATAACAGCGAATTGGACTACTGTAGCGGACGTAACTGGTTATGGAGTAAGACTCACTATGCCAAATGGCCAAGAAATTTATACCAGCACTGACGAGAATACTACTAATATAAGTCTTGATGGATTAAATCAAGTAGGGGTCTTTAATGTAGGTGTAAATGCATTAGGGGATATGGGAAGTGCTGGGGGAGATGCATACTATGATTCTCCATATAGAAACACTGGAATATTCGTCCTCTACGAAGATGCTCTTACTTACTCTAAATCGTTTTTAAATAAAATCACTATTCTATAATGGACTATACAGGTTACTCAGTTTTAAAGATTACTAAAAATGATGGAGCTTATGCTTATGGTCTAGATGCTTATTCATTTGCCACGGGCGCTACAGGGATTGGAGGATACCTTAATAGTTACGCTGGTTATTCACTTAAGTTTTTACATGGCATAACATCAGGAAATTTCCCATTACCCAATTCGAACTCATCTGATTTTGCCAATATTTATACTGGGCAAGCCGACATCATAGGTGGCGCTACCCCGAATGGAGACATAAGGGGGGGGGCTACTGGATTTTATAAATATGGAGAGACCACTCTTTACTCTCTTGAAAAGAATACTCGATATTCTGGAGCTTTATACGCAGTTTATTCTTCCGCATCTACTTCTTATTATCAGAAAATAGGAATAGGAACGACGACCTCCCAAATAAATGCATCTGGTTATTACGAAGGGAGTTTCACCACTCGTAACATCCATGAATTCGAAAGCGTTTATAACCCAGACCTTGATGATCCGACTAAGATAATAACAGGTAGTGGAGTATACAAAAACGGAGGCGATGTATCTTTACAGTTTAATATCTTAAACAGAAATG